GGTGAGTGTTATGGAATTTAAAACCGAGTCCGTTAAGATTAGAGGTTCTGTCTATGAAGTGCGCGAATTATCTGTTCGCGACATGATGCCCTTGATGCGGGAATTGGAAAATGATCCTGTCGCTGGGCAAGCAGACCTTATGCGTAAGTCTGTTTTTCTCGACAACCAGCAGATTGGCGAACGCTATGAGGATTTACCTGCGTCCGTGATGATGAAGCTGGTTCCTGTTGTTATGCGCGTTAATAGTTTGGGCGGAGAAGAGGGAAACGAGGCCTAACAGTCTATGAGCAGAACCTCTTTCACATTGCAGCAACAATCGGCAGCACTGTGGGGGAGTTGGCTCCTAAACTGACGATGAGCGAATATCAAGGCTGGATTGAGTATTTTAAACTGCTGAACGGCGAGGAACAGAAGCTCAATCCCTTGGAGGATAAAACCGGCGCAGGACTATTGAAGGAGTTTAGGCTGTGACAATTGAACTGCCCCGTGATGGATTGGACGCCATTGAGCAGTATGACAGCATCAAAACTCTCATCCTGCGCCGAGACATTCCTGGTTGGCTTGAGGCCGAGCAGAAAAAGGGCTTTCCTAAAAAGTATGAGCTTCTGGTTACGCAGCGCGGCAAACAGTCACGGCGTAGCCTTGCCAGTATGTCACCTGCATTCTTCAATATTGGCACAGATGCCAAGCCTACCACCTTTGAGTTTGTGGGCGGTGCTACTTGGGAGTTGGTGGCTGATGCTGTCGAATGGGCCATTGCACGGTTTAGACGGACTGCACCTTACAGGGAAGGGAAGTATAGCCGCAGTTTGATGCTCCTGATCGGATCCCGCACGGCTGCTGCCTATAACCTGCGCAACATCACCAAAGCCTTTACTGAAAAAGACAGGCTCTACATCGCGCCAACCGTTGCTTACGCCAATATGTTGGAGGTTGGATATTTCACGGGCTACTATAAGAATGCCCGCAAGGGCTTGGGCATTATGTATTATTTGGCCCAAGAGGTTAACGCAAAATACGGTGCCAGTGTTGCGTGCCGTATGATATATGTCGGCATGGCTGGAGGCGGCACTGTTCCTGCGCTTGAATTTGGGGTTGCTGGTGCATTCCCAAGCAATAGCACAAGACCGGCCCGCAAGAGTAAAAAGATGCGGCGAGGTAAACGGTAATGGCGCAGGGTGTTAAGAATTACACGATCAAGGTCGGAATAATCGGCAACGCTGAATTTCAGCGTTTCCAACGCGGCATTGATGATCTGCGCAAGTCTACCCGCGAAGCCTCACGCGGCATCAAGCAAATGTCTGACAGTATGAGCGGCCTTCAGCGTATGGCCGGTCTTGCTTCTAAGGCAATGGCGCTATTCTATTCGGCGCAGGGCTTGAAGTCGATTATTGACCAAGCCGACGCAATGCGCAATCTTGAGGCATCGTTCACCGTCTTGCGTGGTTCTGCTGAAGCAGGCGCAAATATGATGGAGAGAGTGTTTGCCATTGCCAAAGGCACTGGCGCTCCCATCAATGACGTTTCAGAGGCTGTGCAGCGTCTTTCTGTCGGTATGGGCGAAATGGGCGCAAGCAATGCTCAGATCAGCCAGGTCGCTGAGACATTTATCAAGCTGGGTCGTGTTGGTGGCGCGTCTATGGCTGATATTAATGGCGCGCTAATTCAGTTCAGTCAGGGCTTGTCTTCTGGCAAGTTACAGGGCGACGAGTTCAAGGCTATTGCCGAACGTCTTCCGCTAGTTATGCGGGCACTTGCCGAAGAGATGGGTGTCAGCGTAGGTGAATTGAAGAAGCTGGGCAGCGAAGGCAAGATCACGGCAGATGTCCTGGCTAATAGCATGATTAACGCTGCTGACAGCGTGAATGACAAGTTCGGGAAGTTGCCCAAGACCTTCGAGCAGGCCACTAACAACTTGCATACAATGTGGGTTGAGTTTCTGAATTCTGAAGGCGTTCGCAGTGCCGTGCAAGGACTGGCAGATGCGTTGAGCGAATTCACTACAGGCCTGAAGTCGATGACCGCCGACATCAAAAATTGGTGGGGCGCACTTGATGAAGGCTCGAAATATGTAGTGAAGTTTTCTGTTGCTGTTGGCGTGCTTTCAGCGGCACTTGTCGTTTTGACAAATTCCAACCCGCTAACAAGATTTGCAATGCTGGCCGTATCAGCAGTCACCTTGATCATTGCCAACTGGGACCGGGTTGTTGGGCTGTTCAAATTCGTCCTGCCAATCGCGTTCAACTACGCAAAGATGGTGGCTTGGGAATTTGCGGGTAACTTCTTCAAGGCAATGCAAACCGCTTTTGTCGGCGCCGCCAGGTTGGTGGACGGTTTCATCAACACGATGCTTCCCGCAGTCAACTTGCTTCGTAAGTTTATGAACCTGCCGACCTTTGAAAGCATGGCCAAGAATAGTTTTAGCGGCCAAATTGCCGCAGTCAGCCAATATGCGAATGACGCTAGGGGCAACATTTCAAGGCTGAAAGCTGAGCAGTCTGCTTATACCGCTCAAACCAAAAAAGCCGCCGCAGCTACTAAAGAACAGGTCGGCACGCTTAAAGGCACTGGGGCTGCTGCTGGGGACGCAGCCAAGACAACAAGGGCAGCCGGTAAAGAAGTTGAAAAACAGGCTTCGCTGTTTGAAAAAATCAGCAAGGCGGTGAAGGAAGCCAGCGCCGCCATTGCTGAGTTGGACCCGACTTTTGCCAAGCTCAATGCAGCCTTTAAGGCGGAGAAGTTGACGGCTGAAGAATATGCGCGGGCGATTAGCGAACTGCGCAAAGAAGCAGAAAGTCTGGGCGCAATTATTGATGAGCTTCCAAAGGAGTCTCTAGCTGAAAAGCTGACTAAAGGGGCGCGTGAGCATATCGAGGCAACCAAGGAGGCCGTCGCTGCCGAAGGGCAGCTTGTAGCGCTACTTAACAACGGCGCTATCAACGGCGAAGAATTCCGCATTGCGATGAAGAACCTGTATGCTGAAATGGACAAGCTAAATCCAAAGGTCAAAACCTTTTACGACACAATGATCGAAGGCATCAGGGAAGCACGAAAAGATGAAAACGAGATCCTCGACGCCTACAAAAAGCTGAATGACGAATTTGCCGCAGGCAAAATACCGCTTGAGGAATATTCAAAAGGCTTGATTGAAATTAAGGGAGCCGCAGAAAGTGCTAATCTCAAAATCAAAGGCTTGACTGAAGAGGCGCAGACATTCTCGGATGTGTTAAGGGAAGAAGTCGGCGAAAGCATGAAGTCGGCTTTTGAGGATGGCTTAATCAATATGGCCAAGACCGGCAAGTTGGCGTTTAAAGACATGGCCACCAGCATCCTTGAAGACATTGCCCACATGATTATCCGCTTGAAGATACTTGAGCCGTTGATGCGGTCGCTGGGACTTGGTAAAACCACTGCAAATGCGCGCGGCAATGTTTGGCTTGACGGCGTAGGCAATGGCAGCCCTTACACCGCGTTTGCTTCTGGCGGCATCATTTCTTCTCGCACCACGATAGGCAGTGCTCTTGTTGGCGAAGCGGGTGGTGGCCGATCAGAAGCCATTGTGCCACTGCGCCGTCACGGCGGATTGCTTGGTGTGGCAGCATCGCCTGTCAATATTAACGTGGTGAACAATGCAGGGGCGCAGGTTGAGGTGTCTGAAAGCACCGGCAACGACGGCAGCCGCACTATTGACATTATAATTGAACAGAAGGTCAAGGAAACAATGGGCAATGGCTCAATGGATCGTATGCTCAAGGCGCGTTATGGCTTGCGCCCGATAGGAGGTTGATATGGCTGTAACGATTGCAAGCAGGCCTGCTGCGCTAGATGGCTGCTGGTCCACTTGGTCTGAAAAGCAGAACCCGAATATCATCCGCACAACGATGGACTTGCCAGGTGCTGTGAAGGTGCGCCGACGCACGACCGGTATCACACGGTTTGCCAATATCGGGCGCAACTTTGAGGCAAAGTATTATCAAGACTTCTTGAACTGGTTCAACGTTGCTTGCCAGCAAGGTGTGCTGCCTACTCGTATCAAGACGCCTTACCAAAAGGAGGAGGTGTGGCGCTTTACTGAGCCGCCAGAGATTAGTTGGATTGAACCCGGCGTGTTCACTGTGTCAATTGCAGCCGAGCAACTACCTGCTTGGAGGAACCTGTAGTGCCGCTTGAACCTACCATCAACTTGGTGGAAACGGAAATCTGCTTTCTCCACCTGCTCACAATCACGGCGGGCACAGACGTTATCCGTGTGGTGAACAATGACGAGCCTATCACCTCACGCGGCAATGTGTTCGATCCTTACCCTTTTGCGCTGGCTTTGCCTGTAGCTGACGGCGAGCGTCAACCTGAGCTTACACTTGACATTGATAATGTGGATCAGCGACTGGTCAAGGCTATCCGCGAACTGCTTGAACCGCCCAAGGTGCTGTTTGAACTGGTGCTGTCGAATGCCCCAGACGTGCCGGAGCGTGTCATTGACTTCCTCCGAGCAGACTTCATCAGCTACGATGCAATGGGGATCCAGTTCAAGTTACGGCCTGATAACATCCTGGCTCGCAAGTTTCCATCCAGTTCCTATTCACCGAGCCGATACCGTGATCTCCACTTCTCTTGATCTGCGCCCATTCATTGGCATTCCTTACAAGGACAAAGGCATCGGCTTTGACGGTGTGGATTGCCTGGGCCTTTGTGTGCTGTTTAACCGCCACGCCTTAAACAAGGAAATCCCGACACACCACGAATATTATAGCAGCGCAGACGACTTTGACGAAACCGCATTGGGCTTTGCTGAAGGCAAGAAGCGGTGGACAAAGACCGATCACGACCCGCAGATTGGTGACGTGATCCTGTTCCGGCAAATGGGCATTGTCAGCCACGCAGGGGTATATCTTGACGGGGTGGACTTTTTGCATAGCGTCCACGGACAGGCATCTTGCCTTGTGCGGATGGATGATTTCAACTGGGCCAAGCGAATTGATGGGATAATGCGATGGAATTGATTGCACGCTACCACGAAACACCCGTTGCCAAGCCCATCAACGTGCCCGTCGTTTTGGGCACCAGCATTGGCGAGTTGATTGCGCAGATGGACTTGCCTGACTGGGCCAAGGCGCAAGTCATCGTTATGCGTGGCGATGAGGTGCTGGCTGACGATTACCTGATCCAAGACGGCGACGATCTCAAGATCTGCATGGTGCAGGGCAAGAAGATTGTCTCTATCGTAGCGCTAATTGCCATCGCGGTTGTCGCGCCACAGATTGCCGCTGGGATTGGTTTGACGGGCCTTGCTGCTGCTGGCGCTGCTGCTGCCATTACTATGGTTGGGTCTTTGATTGTCTCGGCCCTAATCCCGCCTACTGGGATGGGCGGCAAGGATCAGCCAGCAGCAAATGACACCTTTTTTGTTACCGGCGCAAGCAATCAAGCAAAGCTATATGACAACGTGCCTTCGATCTACGGCACGCACAAAATTTACCCTGACCTTGCAGCCAAGGTGCGCAGCGAAAACGTCGGCACTATGTCTGAAATTGCCATGCTGCTTGACCTTGGCATCGGCGATGTCGAGATTGAAGACATCAACGTGGCCGATACCCCGCTGGCATCGCTGGGGCTGCAAACACTACTGCACCCAAACACCAAAACGCCTAACCTGCGATGGATCAGCAACCTTGCCAGTGTTCAGCCTTTCAGCATCAAGGTTGATATGGTTGGGACAACACTCACTTCAGCGACTGATGCCACCAAGATTGAAGTTGTGCTGCAATTTTCCCGCGGCCTGTTCACTACCAGCAAGAAGGGAGATCAGATTTCACACAGTGTGCCGCTAACGCTGGAGTATCGATTGGTTGGTGCTACCACGTGGACGCGATTGCCTAATGTCAATGCTGGCGGCAAGGCTTACTATACAGGCACATCCATTAGTGGCCGTTCACTTGAACCTTTTATGTTAGTTGCTGGCGCTGCCGGGTTGCCTGCTGGCCAATACGAGGTGCGCGTGGCTCGCGGCTCGTATGAGTCGACTGACGCAAAGACAAGCGACGATATTATGATCGTCCAGCTAAAGAGCTATAAGGACGGCGACCCGCTTACGCTGGACCGCAAGCACACTTTGCTGGAAGTCTACGGCATGGCGTCAGAAAAGCTGCAGGGTGTTGTCCAGGCCGTCAATGTCATAGCTCACCGAAAGATCCGCGACATCACCGCGACAGGTTGGGACACGGTGCGCCGCACGTCCAACCCTGCGCTTATCGCATTGGACATCCTCACTTGCGAGGAAAACCCACAGCCCTTGCCAGACAAGCAGATAGACTTTGCTTCGTGGAAGCGGCTGCGCGACATTTGCGAGGGCGGTAAATACACCTTCAATGGCATTTTGCGGGAAAGCGGCACTGTGGCTGAAGCCGTTGCTAAGGTGCTTACCAATGCCCGTGCACAACTTAACATCCAGAACAATGGCAAGATTGGCGTATTGATTGATGAGGCTGGTCGTATGCCTCGTCAAATGATCACGCCAGCTAATAGCTGGGAGTTCAGCGGCACGCGTTCATTCCCCGTCTATCCGGATGCACTGCGCGTTACTTACATTGAACCCAAGCTGGGCTACCAGAACAACGAGGTCATCGTGTATGATGACGGCAAGGACGGCACCAACTCTGAGCGCTTTGAAGACCTGAACACGGTTGGGATCACTAATCGTGATGAGGCGTGGCGCTGGGGGCGCTATATGATGGCTCAAGCCAAGATGCGCAACGAAACCTTCACGGTGAAGATGGACGTTGAGCATCTGGCTGTGCTGCGCGGCGATATTGTGACCGTGCAGCACGATGTGCCTAAGTTTGGCGGTGTGGCTGCACGTGTTGTCTCTGTGGCAGGAACGGCTGTCACACTGGATACGACAGTGGTGGCTTCAGGGCCACTTGGGGCGCGTATCCGTCAGGCTGACGGCACTATCAGCACTAGGCAGGTTGCAGGCATTAGCGGCAATGTGGTGACGCTGGACAGCGCAGTCGCAGGGTTGGACTATGGCGACCTGATTGTGATTGGTGAACTAGGCAAGGAGACGCAGGATTACATCGTGCTGTCTATTGAGCCTGACGTGAACCTTGCCGCCACTTTGACGCTGACAAAATACGTGCCTGGTGTTTATACAGCCGACACCGGCACAGCGCCGCCTTGGGATCCTGGCTTTGGCACTGACATCAGCACTGGCACAGGTGGCAGCAACATTGTGGTTGGTGGCCTGACTTCAACTTATTCACTGAACTACGTTGACCGGCAGCCTCTTGGGCAAATCAACTTGAACTGGGCCGCTACCGGCAATGTGGCAAGCCTTGCCTATTATGAGGTGATTGTCACCAAGCCGGACGGCACTCGTGAAGTGGTGGCTGAAACGTCCGTTCCGTCCTACCAGATGACTGTCGAATTGCTTGGTAACAGGGATGTATGGAATAAGGATTACGCGTTTGAAATCAGGCCGGTGAACACGCTGGGTGCACAAGGCACAAGCGCATCCACTACAGCCAAGTTGGTGCCTGATAACACACCGCCTGCTGCTGTTGATGGCTTCGGGGTGAATGTGACCAACAACACTAGCGTTGACCTGTTCTGGCGCTTGTCGGACGAGCCGGACATTGATTTTTATGACCTGCGCTACACGCCGGAAGTTGTGAACCCGCAATGGTCTAATGGCTTGCATTTGGCCAATGTCGATTACCGCACCGACCGCACATCTGTCGGCGCACGCACCGGCACTTACATGATTGCAGCGGTGGACACATCTGGGAACCGTAGCGCGCCTGTGATGCTCCGCACGGCTGTTGAGACGCTACCAGACTTGCAGATTGTCAAAGAGATTGATGATAGCACAACCGGCTGGCTTGGCACTAAGACCGACATGATTGTGCAGCCAAGCGGTTCATTAGCACTTGCCACTAAGGGGGTAGGAGCGGCATCTCGCGGTGTCTACCAGTTCCAAAACATGCTAGACCTTGGGTCGATTGACGAGGTGCGTGTGCAGGCCAAACTGACTGCTACAGGCACCAACACGGTGACCGGCCTTGAAAGCGATGAATGGGACGCTTGGGTTGAGGTCCGCACAACCGACAAGATGGAAGTTATGGCGGACTGGAAGCCGCTTGCTTCTATTGACCCGATTGCTCCGCACGGCGTTGGTTGGCAACCGTGGAGGCGGTTTGAGAGCGCGGACGTTACCGGCAGGACATTCCAATTCCGATTGATTGTTGTATCAAACAACCCCGATGTGAACGTGTATATTCACAAAGGTCTGGTTGAGGTGGATGTTCTGGAACGTGTTGTCAGCTTCCCAGACGTGCAGGTTACTGCTGCCGGCACAAATATCACCTTCGACCCTGCATTCCGCGATATACCATCTGTGGCTGTGACGATTGACGGGTCTCCGGTTAATTTACGTGCGCTGGTTACAAATAAGACTGTAGGTGGTATGACTGTGCAGCTTATTAATGACGCTGGTGTGCCGCAGACAGGGCAAGTTGACGTGTTGGTTGGTGGATGGGGGCGCAGACGCGCCAAGCCCCTTTAAGGAGTTGAATAAATGAGCATTGTGACCCCAGGCGTATGGGGAATTGACCCCCAAATCGAAAACGGGACGGATCTCGCCACTCACCTGAACGAATGGTTCGCCGCTTTTGCCAGCACCAACGCCAGTGCCACGCGGCCTGCTGTGTTGCAACGTGGTGGACTTTGGGCCAAGACCGGAACCGGCACTGACATCGCGCTGATGTTCTTTGACGGCACGAATGACCACGAAATCGGCTCAGTCAAAGGCGGCAGTGTGTCTTTTGGCGGCGTAGGCGCAAGCTCGACTGCACCGACTGGCGCCAAGGCTGGTGACTTGTGGGTTGACACCAGTGTGGCCGGCAACCCTGTTCTCAAGATTTACACCGGTGCAGCGTGGCAGAGCGTGACAAGTAGCTACCTGCCTTTGACTGGCGGCACACTTACAGGCGCACTCACCTTGTCTGGCGCGCCGACTACTGACCTGCACGCGGCAACCAAGAAGTATGTTGATGATGCGGATGCCCTAGCTGTCAAGAAGACGGATGTCGTTACGACTGGCGGCACGGCGGCACAGGCCGGTAAGGTTCCGGGGCTGGATGCAAACGGCAAGATCAGCAGCACAATGCTGCCTGCTGCCGCTACCGGCTCGATGACGCTTAAAGGCGCAATTGACCCTACCGCTGCTGCGCCCACTGGGGCTGTGAAGGGTGACTACTATGTCGCCAATGCGGCAGGCACTAGCACATGGGTGGGCATTAACGGGCAAGCGGTTAAGAGCGGCGACAGCCTTATCTTTGACGGCACCAACTGGCATATCGTTCCAAGTGAGCAAGACCTTGCTGCCTACCTGCCTTTGGCTGGCGGCACGCTGACCGGGGCATTGACGCTTCCGGGTGCACCTACTGGCAACCTTGAAGCTGCAACAAAGAAGTATGTTGATGATGCCGATGCGCTGTCGGTCAAGCTGACCAGCGTGTCCACCACGGCTGCGGCTGGTAAGATCCTGCAACTGGACAGTTCTGGCAAGTTTCCTATCGGTGCGCTGCCTGATTTGTCCGGCATCTATGTGACGCAAACGGCTGGCGATGCGCGCTATGTGCAGACAGCCAATTTCAACACACTTGGTGACGCCCGCTATGTGTTGCAATCCAACCTGATCAATTCAGGTGGTGGTGTTGCTGGCGCTGTAGGCAAGGTGGTGCAGGTTGGTGCTGGGGGCTATATCAGCACCTCATTCTTCAAGACCACAGACACTGGCGGCACTGCGGCACAGGCTGGTTACTTCCCGATCCTTGATGCTGCCGGTAAGCTATCGCAACAGATGCTCGACACAATCGCTGCTGCTGCAACGCCTACTGCTACGGCTGGCGCTGCCAAGCTGGTGCTGACCAGCGCCACAGGCAAGATTGACAACAGCCTTATCTCGTTGCCGGGTGTGTTGACACTGAAGGGCACAATTGATCCAACTACTACTGCACCAGTCGGAGCGGCTGATGGCGATGTGTATGTCGTAAACAAGGCTGGCGTGGTTGGTGCAAGCTGGGGTGCACCTGCTGCTGGCAAGACGCTGGCTGTGGGCGACCTTATCGTCCGTGTGAATGGCGCTTGGGAAGATATTAGCTCAACAGGCAACTTGGCATTCCTTCCGCTTACAGGCGGCACGCTGACGGGCAACCTGAACGTAAATGGGGATGTGGTGTTGGGTGCAAGCAGCGCCAATACGCTGACGCTCAAGGCCCGCATTGCAGGCAACCTCGTCCCATCCGCCACCAACACGGTTGACCTTGGTAGTGGCGCGTTGTCCTACAGGGACATCTACGCATCTCGCAGCCTGTTTGCTGACGGCACTGCTGCGCTGCCTTCGATTGCCTTTGCAAGCGATACGGACACAGGCATCTGGCATCCGGCACCTGATACGGTGGCAGTGTCTACGGGTGGCACGCAGCGCGTTACGGTGGATGCCTCGGGCAACCTCGGTGTAGGCCAACCATCTCCTAGCCATATCATCGACGCCTACAGCGCAACCAACGGTGTCATCCGTGTTGGGGGTGGTAGCGGCACTAACCAAGGCGGAGCTTTCTTTGTAAAGAACGCAGCCGACAACAATACTCAGGCTGCGTTCGGCGACCGCGCGTGCATCTTCGGCGGCACCCCTGACCAACTAACTTCGATATTCACCAGCGCCCTACCATTGACATTTGACGTGGCTGGCGCTGAGCGCATGCGCATCACCAGCGCAGGATATGTTGGTATCGGCGATACACCTACCACATATCTCGATGTCGGTGTCGCTGGCAATCGCTCTGGCGGTAACATATTGATGGGGTCGAAGGCCAACAACTTCACCAAGTATACCGCGCTGGCTGCTACACAATATGCCTACGGTAGCGAGCCGGAGGGCTTCACACTGGTTGCTTCGCAGTCGTCCTCCTCAAGTGAAAACAGCATACGAATTGGTGGTTGCCTACCCGAACTCAACGCCGCCACCGACATCCAGTTTTACACTGCGGCTAACGCGACAACTCGCTCAGGTACCGAGCGCATGCGGATCGACAGTAAGGGTAAAATTACCATTGAGAACCAAGTCGTCGCAGCCCGTAACGGCCTTGAAGTGGGAACGCGCAAGCTGCCTATCCACAATGCGGCAAGTCTAAATAGCGCAGATGCAGTGGGCGGCTTGGTTGATGTCGGCGCAGATGTCACTATCCCCACAGCAACTTCAGGCATCACACCGGGCGATGTGATGACCATCCACAACAACGCAGGCACGGCCATCAAGTTGAATGGCACTTGCTTCCTTGCTGGCGACCCTGGCCAGAAAACGTCGCTCACGCTTGATCCTAAAGGTATGGCCACGCTGGTTTGGAACAGCGCTGGTGAGTGCATCGTAACCGGACAGGTGTCCTAATGAGCCTCGGCAATCAGATGCTCTTGATGGGCAAACGCGTCACGCCAATGATCGCGCTGTCCGACCAAGCCGCCAATTCAAACGGCACAGGGGCTGGGGCTATCTCAGGCGTTTCCTTTGACCCAAGCGGCACATGGCAACTTGACGAGACAGTTGGCGGTAGCGCGCAAACAACGCAACTCGGCAACTGGATGCTCAAAGGTGCGGCTGCCGATTATGAAATCCGCGTGACTGCGACAGGCAGCGCCCTTGCAACAGGCTCCGCTGTGCTTGGCACTTGGCTTGGCTTAGGCACTACAAGGACGTGGCTTCTCGATGCCGCAGCAGGCACCACAACGCCTATCGCGGCTGAGTTGAAGGTCGAGATACGCCTTGTTGCTACAGGCCGCGTGCTTGGCTCTGCGACGATCAACTTGTCGGCAGTCGATGCCGCTGTGCCTAGTGCGTTGAAAGACCATATAGCCACCGGCACGGGAACGGGAACAGGCACTAAGGCAGCAACGGCTGCCTTGCAGATATTGGGCGATGGCACAACCCGCGCCTACTACACGAACGGCGGCGATCCGAATATCTTTGTCGCGCTTGAGAACTGGACAAACGGCACCACCATCATCCCCGATAGCGTGATCGTCACCGCCACCAAGACAACGGGCGGCGGCAATATGTTCAACATCAACTCTGGGTTGGGAAGCAAAAAGCCGCTGACGGCTGGCGTCACGCTGACTTATGAAACGAGAGAGCCGGACAACGGGCAGATCAAAACGGTTATCGTGCGCTGTGCCTTCTATCGCGGCTCCACCTATCTCTACACAGCGACAATTACGCTCATTGCCTCGCGTGGCGGGGGAACACCAGGTGTCGTCTGACGAGGATGAAAAGTGGTTCAAGGCCACAACTATCATTTATCTGCGCCGCGAATACTCACGCCTTCGCCAAACGGGTGGCGGCATCATTCTGATCAAAGCTATCGAGATTGTGCTGCGCCACCTGTCGAAACATTAATCAACCAGCACGCTCCGTAGCCACCGCCAGACAAACTTTCGTTTGGAATACAGCCGATCCGCATTACCCTATCGGGCCGGCCGCCGCAATCAGCTGCCGAAGCCGAGCAGGAAAGCGCAGAGCAGAACCGCGGCCTCCCCCCAGCTGCCGTTTGGATTCTTCCTGCGGCGCTTGCTCGGTCTGGTATAGGCTTCGGGCTTCGTCCAGTCGATTTGGCGCATCACGCTTTGCCGCTCGTTCGCAACTACTTCTTGCGCCTGAGCAACCACCGCACTCCGGCTAAGGTGAGAGTTGCGGCACCAGCCATAAGGGCGAAGATGGAAAGCGGAAGGAAAAGGCTATCCTGAACGACATTGTTTTCGTCCAGCCTGTTGCCGTAGAGCGTGCTTTCCAACACGCCGCAAATGACCCCAATAGCCACAAGGCCAATGCCGGTCTTTGTTAGTCTAGTCATGCCATCACCTCCGCGTGTAGCTGGCGCAGGAAAGCCGCTTCGTGCCTTTGCCGATAGCGAGGTGCAAAACCGGCAGATCGGAACAGCCCCAATGCAGGATCGATCGCGATGTGCGCCTCGTCGCAGCCGGCGTAATTCGCCGCGCTAAGCCTAAGCACTGTTTGATCGTTAGTCGTGTAGAAATC